ATTGTTAACTTTGCCGAGCATGGCATGGAAGACGGTGAAGAGGGCGAGCAACTTAGCCCGCGCCAACAAGACATGTATGCAATGTATGAGGCACTAGCCGAAGCATACGGAAAATTTGATGCTGGAGTTGGCGAGGCTGGCGCTCACTACATGACCGAAAATCCATTCTCCAGCGAGGGAATCAATTGTGCCAACTGCGTCTTCTACGAAGGCGGAAAAGGTTGCGAAATTGTTGAAGGTGAAATTGAGCCAGATGCTGTATGCAAACTCTGGATTATCAAAGAGTCTCTCTTGACTGTTGAAGATACAGAAGAAGATGAAGACGAAGAAGAAATGCCCTCGCAAGAAATGCCATCAGAAGACATGATGGAAGACAGCGGATTCAAGTCTGCACATATGGATGATGAAGACGATGACGATGACGAAAAAGCCATGGGTGGTCCAATTCCTGGGCATTCAACATCGGTTTCTGATGAAGGGCATTTGACTCGGGCAGCGATTCTTTCTGTTCGCTCACCAGCAGATAAGTCCTACTACAGGAAGATTTTTGCGTATCACTATCCAGGAACTGATGGTACAAGAAAAACCCATTACGGGTTTATCCACCACAGCGTTTCAGAAGACGGCACACCTGGCTCAGCAAACATGACAGAAATGGCTGCAGAAATGACAGTCTTAAACGGTGGTCGTGGCGGAACAAAACTCCGCGGTGAACATAGACAAAAGGTGTATCGTCACTTGGCTCGTCATTACAGGGATGCTGGCAAGACACCACCAGAACTAAAGAGTGACCACGATGTTGATGAAATAATGATTAAGAGCGGAATCATTTCCGAACCTCTTACACCAAAGGAACAAGAACATGAGTAAAAAGTCTGGACTTCCGCGCCATTCCACAGAGATTGATATGGATTCTGCGTGGGATAACGGAGCAAATGAGCGCCGTGTCAAAAGCCCTGGCACAAAAAGTTATTTCAGCAAAATTTATGCATGGGTTGATAACGACGCTGATGACACTCGTAAGTCTTCGTATCGTTTCATCCATCACATGGTTGCTGCGGATGGGACACCAGGTGCTGCGAACATGCGCGCTTTGAGTACTGCAATTGGCGCTCTTAACGGCTCACGAGCAGGCACTATCCTTGATGATGCTGGACGCCGTGCTGTGTACTCACATATCTCCGCTCACTATGAAGATGCTGAAAGGACACCGCCTCCACTTTTGGCGAAGTCTGAAATTGACAGCATCTATACAAAGATTGAAACAAAATCATCCGAAGTGATGGTCGGCTCACAGGTTTTCTTTGAAGAGCAAGAGCAGAAAATTATTGGAACAATCCTGACTGCAGAAGATGGAATTGCAACAGTCCGCGTCTGGTCTGAAGACGAAGACATGTGGCTTCCAACCGAAACAATGTATGATGTTCTAGTATCATCATTAACACTTGAAAAGTTCATTGACGCCATCGACCCAGACGATGACGATGATGACGATGATGAAGTCTCCACACTACCCTATTGTGAAGAAGAGAAAACTATCTCTAATATTGGAACACTTGAATTAAAGGACAGCGAAATGACAGAACAAGACTTTGAAGTGCTGGTTAAGAGCATTGCCAAACTGGTTATTGCAGAGATTGGTCTCAAGATTGACCCACCTGCTGGATTCAGCAATACTCGTGCAAATTCAGCAGAGCGTGTTGGTGACGGCGTAGAGGCAGTTCACCCAGAAGAGGCTGACTCTACAGAAGCATCAGCAGTTGCTGAAGAGCCAGCAGTTGCTGAGGAAGCGCCTGTCGCCGAAGAGGCACCAACAGAAGAAGCGGTTGCTGAAGAAGCGGTTGCTGAAGAGGCAGTTGCTGAAGAGGCACCAGCCGCTGAGCCTGCAGCAGAAGAAGTAGTTGCAGAAGAAGCACCTGTAGTTGAAGAAAAGGGTCTTACACTTGAAGACCTTAAAGAGTTCAGCGACCTCGTAAACATGCTATAGTCTCCCCCATTGGTGGAAGCCAATGGAGGATATATGGGAATCTTTGAGGAATGCGTAACACCTCAGAATGCTCGATACAAGGGTGCAAAGGTCGATTCAATTCTTGCGTCTTTATCTAAACAAGATAGAGAATCATTGATTGAGGCCTTAAAAGAAGAATCAATCTCTGCAGAGAAAATTTCTTTAGTTCTTACTAAGCGTGGCATCGCTGTCGGCAAACACGCAATTAAATACTGGAGAATTTCTAATTTGAAGAAGGGTTCTTAATGTCTATTAGTGACGACCTTCAGGAACAACTAAACAAGTCAAGGCTTGGGCGCATTTCTGAACTTCTAGAAAAATCTGGTATTGATATTTCGGAAGTCGGAAAAGTTGAAAAAGTAAAAATTTCTGAATGGCAAGGTCTCATCAAAAATGACGAAGGCGTTGCCGAACTGCATGACCTTGGTGGCATATCAATGGTCCTTTCCCCGAAGTGGGTCGATGGTCCAGAGTGGAACCCAGTCCATCAAGGACCGTCAATAAAACTTCCAAAAGTCACCGTTAAACAATCAATTTCTGATTGGAAGAAGTGTGTTGTCCTGCCAGATATTCAGGCAGGATTTTTTCGTGATTCAAGCGGCGAATTAGTAAGTACGCATGACCCAATTGCCATTGGTTATGCGCTTGCTGTGATTAAGGCAGAGAAGCCAGACATTGTTGCACTCAACGGAGACAATGCAGACTTACCTGAAATGTCAAAGTATCGTTTGAGTCCAGCGTTTTCGCTAACGACACAAGCAACAATTGACTACCTAACAACGCTCTGCGCACAAATTAGGGATGCTGCTCCATATGCTCGGATTGTTTGGATGGAAGGAAATCATGAGATTCGCCTCACCAACTACATCATCGATAATGCAAAAGCAGCATTTGGTTTAAAGCAAGGGAACACCCCAGAGTCTTTCCCAGTTCTTTCAATCCCGTTCCTTTGCCGTTTTGAAGATTTTGGAATCGAATATTTTGCTGGATACCCAGCGAGCCAGTTCTGGCTAAATAATCGCATCAAAATAATTCACGGAACAAAAGTTGCATCTGGTGGTTCTACCGCCCATAAATATTTGGCTACAGAAAAGTCATCTGTTGTCTATGGTCATATTCACCGTCGTGAATGGGCAGAACGCACCCGTAGTGACTGGGATGGGCCAAAGACCATCGCTGCTATTTCTTTCGGCTGTCTTGCTCGTGTAGACGGAATGGTGCCATCCACTAAGGGTGGTATGGACCTTGACGGTCGCCCCATTACCTGCGTAGAAGACTGGCAACAAGGATTAGGCATCATCCACTACAAGGAGGGCGATGCACCTTTCCATCCCGAGATGCTTCCAATACATGACTCAACAATGTATTATAAGGGAAAGATTATGGGCGAATATGAGTGACGAAGAAAAGAAGACGACTGACGAAGAAAAAAAGAAAAAATCCATTTTCGGCAACGACATGGATATAGATTTTCCAGTCATCACAATATCTCTGTCATACGATGACACTAAAGAACCAATTCATGTTGACCTTGGTTCAGTGCAGCCCTTTATTGCAAAAGCAATACTTGAACAAATCCTTGACTCAATCGACAGCATCATCGTCGGTCCTAAAATCACATTAAATGGAGTTACTTTGCTTGAAGCAGAGCCCATTTATGACGGTTTAGAAATATCTTTCCTTGATGATGATGACGATGATGATGACGATTAAAAAATATCATAATACCCTACTTGACATCCTTAGTATCTGTAGGCAATAATAACAATCAGCGAGGTGCTTACCTTGTCTACCGTTCCGACAACAACTCTTAAGGAGAGTGGAAATATGGCTTACGATAGCCGCATTAAGGAACTCAAGTCAGCACTCAAGACGGTTCTCACCGAGAACGATGCAATCGTTTCTCATGTTGATGCTAACCGCGAAGAGGGTGGACCTGAGATTCAGGCACAGGTCAAGCATGTAGAGGCGTTCCGCGCCAACCTTGCAAAGGCCCGCGAAATCCGTGCTGAGATTGAAGCACTTGAAGGTATGGGCGAAGTGAAGTCTTGGGCACAGGGTATTGAAACCCCAGTTGCACCTGGCCTCGTTACCCCTTCCGCAGGTATCAAGTCTCTTGGACAGGAATTCATTGATTCAGCAGAGTTCAAGGCACTGATGGGTGGCAAGGCTGGTTACACCATGCACACGCCATTCTCATTTGGTGGCGACATGGGCGCTCGTTATGGAGTAAAGGATGTTTACACAAGCCTTCCAAGCGGCACACCAGGTGACTTTGGTACACCACAGCGCATCGGCATGGTTGAGCGAGCAAAGCGCGCTTCCCGTGTTCGTGACCTCTTTGATGTACAGCAGACAAACACAAACATGATTGAGTACTTCCGCGTTAGTGGCTTCACAAACAATGCCGCAACAGTCGCGGAGCGCACTGGTGACAACACAAACTTCGCTGCTAAGCCAAAGTCGGCACTCAGCGTTGTTGGCGTTCAGGCTCCAGTACGCACAATTGCTCACTATGAAGTTGCTCACCGCAATGTTCTTGACGATGAACCAACCCTTCGTGGAGTCATCGACAACGAATTGTTGTACGGTCTTCGCCTTACAGAGGATGACCAAATCCTCAACGGTGACGGCACTGGCACAAACTTGACTGGTATTCGCGAAACAAGCGGCATCCAGACAAGCGCATGGTCAGACGGTTCAGCAAACGACACCCGTATTGACGCAGTTCGCCGCGCAATCACCAAGTCATTGCTTGCCTACTACGAGCCAACTGGCATCATTGTTCACCCTAACGACCTTGAGGACATCGAACTCAGCAAGGACGCAAACTACAACTACCTCATGGTGATGTCAGTTGCAGTCGGCGCTGAGGCTCGTCTGTGGCGTCTCCCAATCGTGGAAACACCTGCAATCACCGAAGGCTATGCCCTCGTTGGTTCATTCGGCATCGGCGCAACGCTGTATGACCGCATGCAGGGTACAATCCGCGTGTCGGAACAGCACTCAGACTTCTTCGTCCGCAACGCTGTGGCAATTCTTGCTGAAGAGCGTCTTGCTCTTGCAGTCAAGCGCCCAGAGTCGTTCGTTGAAGTCAACTTTGACGCTGCTCCCTGATAACTAGCAGGACATATTGCACGAGGGGCGGGTAGAAATACCCGCTCCTTTTGCATTTATATGATATGTTTTGAATATGGCAGAAATTTCAGTAGTAGCACCGCGCGATATCTGGGAAGATGTTGACGGCAAGGAAGTTCTTATTGCTCGTAAGGGAGAAAGAATCTCTCTTGAGGAAGCAATGAAGCACAAGATTGTTCCTATCGGCAGCCAGTCTTTTGGCGGATTAGAAACAAAATAAAATGAATGACGAAAGCGCAGAATCATTTGACTGCGCCGAAGCATGGGAAACAAGCGCCCCATTCTTACATGTAAAGAATCACCTCTACAGGTATGCGGTACAAAGCGGTGATTTCCACATTGAATACCCATACGATGAGTTATTCAATACGCTCACGGCAAAGTTGTTATTGCAGGATGCAATGGATACTGGAAGAACGGTAGTTGTTCATTACAAATGGGAACCACTTGATGAAAGCATCGTTATTTACTCAGCAACTGGAAAGATTGTGTATACAGATGTGGGAATACACGACGATTCTCCTGGGTTTGTAATTGAATCCACAGACAATGAGTCAATTATGGCGTTTTCATACAAAGAAATCTTCTGGGTTGCTGAAGTCAAGTGACGAGCGACCCTACAACACGATGATGTAAAATACTGTTATGTCGGTCATTACATACACTGACCTCCAAAGGTTTATGAATCGTGAGTTTGATGCTGGTCAAAGAACCGCAGCAACCACAATCATTTCATCCCTTGAGAGAGAACTATCGGCCTATATCAATAGGCCTATTTCTGCTGTACAAGTTGTTGACGAATCTCACAGACTTTCTGTCAATCAGAGACAAATTTTTCTTAGGAAAGCGCCAGTTATTGAGGTGACAGCATTTTCTGTCGGTCTCGACAACGAAGAAGTTGAACAAGACATCGATGATTTCTATGTCTACCCGTGGGGTATCGACAATATTAGGATTGTTGGTGAAGGATATCGTGCCCTTGTTTCATACACGGCTGGTATGGATTCAAACGAGGCAGAAAAATTTTCCCACATTATGCTTGCCGCATCAAGCCGCGAAATGAATAAAGTTTTGCTTGATGCTCAAGGCTTAATGCGCATGAATGTTGAAAACAGTCAGTACTACATGGCTGGCATGGGCGAGTCTGGATTTACTGACAGAGAATTGCGCATGGCAAGCAAATACAAAAGAAGAGCAATCGTCTAATGCGCGGCTTTTATGAAAACATCACGATAAGAAAACAAACATCACTGTCACCAGCATCAGTGACAGTTAATTCTGATGGCTCTTGGTCAATCGAAGAAGAAGATGTTGTCGTAAAAGGCTCTTTCCATCACAAAATGATGTACGACAGAAACCCAGAAAATATGGGTCAGTACGGACAAAGGCTTGTCGCAGTGGCGAGGCTTCCGCTAAGTGCAGAAATAACTCATGGAGATAAAATAGTCATTTCTAATAAGCACCCATCCGTAAATGGCGTATATGAAATAGAAGCCATTATGTTTACCCCCAGTCATCAGCGGTGTGAGGTTAGAAGGATTTCAACACCATGACGACAGACGAATTTCAAAAGCAACTGATGCGCAGAAAAAGAGACATCATCAGAATTGTTGAGTACGCAACACAGCAAAATGTTCTTGCTGCTGGTGAGTGCGCAGACGCTGGTGCAGCGCAAGTAAGGGAACTTATAGGCAAAAGGGGTTCCTATAAGAAAACTGAATACCCATGGGGTACTCACTGGTCCTCAGCGCCTGGTGAGCCACCAGCGATGGGAACTGGACATCTTGTTAACTCAATTGTTTCTGGCGTAACTTCAAAAGGAAACCCAGCCTCTGCCTTCTTTGGCTCAAAGGCTACATATGCTGTTCCTCTTGAGTTCGGTCATAAGGGACCAAAGCCAGCATCGCCACGACCATTTATTCGCCCTGTAGCAAATGACCCATCATTTAGGTCACGGATTAGGACAACTGTCGCTAGGGAGTGGAGAAAGTCCATAATTATTGGCGTTGCAAATACGAAAGATACATCGTTTAGAGTATGACAACAATCGCCGCATCCATAAGAGCAGAACTGATTGCCGCTGATATTACATCTGTAGGCACAAAAATATATAGGGATATGGCACCGCCATCAACCGAATATCCCTACATGACATACTTTGACCAACTGAACGACAGGGTTGTCTTGCAGGGTGATTCAAGAACAAAAGCAAGAAATATGCTTATTCAGTTCGACCTTTGGCAAAAAAGGATGGACGAAGACTCTTCAATCGCTGATGAAATATCCTCAGCCTTAGAGCAAATCACAATCAGTGGTGGTAGTCCGACAGTATTTGCATGCAATCTTTATGATGTGCAAAGAATCGTCGAATTTGATGATGATATTATTCATCACGCATTCACGCTGAATGTGTATCGCAAGGTGTAGTCATGGCATTTACGCAGATTATTGTTACTGCAACATACTTAGAGCAAGACAACATCACCCCAGCATCGGGTGATGTTACTTTCATGCTCACGGGGACGATGCGTGATACTCAATCAAATATCACTATCTCTCCCCAAGAGGTAAATGCAATACTTGACGAAGATGGCTATATTGAGGTTCAACTAACAGCAACAGATGGGGCGTTTACAACCCCGCGCGGAGTCACATACGAAGTTACAGAGCGCATTGGCGACTCAAATGAAAACAAGTTTTTCATCACTCTTCCCGCAAACTCGCCAAACGGAACAGTCGACCTTGCGGATATTGCACCAAATATCTCTACTGTCATTACTCAGACATACGCAACAAAGCAGTATGTAGATACCCTCATTGCTACCAGCGAAGGAATATCTTTCACTCCAACGGATGAGATTTTGTCAACTACTGTTCAGGAAGCCATTGAAGAAGTTCGAGAAAAGTCGCGCTATGTTCACACACAGTCTTCAGCAAGCACAGTATGGCATATTACTCACAATATGAAGTTTTTCCCCAATGTAACGATTGTTGACTCTGGAGAAAACTATGTTGTAGGAGATGTAGAGTATATAGATTGGAATAGTCTAGACTTGACCTTCTCACACTCTTTCGCTGGAAAAGCGTATCTTTCTTAGTAGATATCTGGAGGAACAATGCCAAAGTTCGTAGCAAATGTAGACCTAAACAAGAATGAACTTCGCTATGCCGTAATCCAGGTCCTCTCTACAGCACCATCAACACCGCTTGAAGGTCAAATTTATTACAATTCTGTCAGCCAAACTATTTTAGTTTGTACGACTGGTGGCGCTTCCCCCGCGTGGAAAGACCTTGGCAAGCAAGGCACGGTAACCAGCGTTTCTGGTACATCACCAATTCAGGTTAGTGACGGCACAACAACCCCAGCAATTAGTATTAGTGCCGCAAGTGGCTCCGCTGCTGGCTCAATGTCTAGTGCCCATTATACATTAGTCAATAATGCAACTAATGCAAATACCGCCTCAACAATTGTAAAGCGTGATTCATCTGGAGACTTCTCCGCTGGAACAATCACTGCAAACCTGAGCGGTAATGTCACTGGTAATGTCAGCGGTTCCGCTGGCACGGTACAGGCACTTACTGGTCTTGATACCGATGACCTTACAGAGGGAACAACAAACCTCTACTACACAGACACTCGTGTACGGACAAACCGTCTTGACCAGATGGCAGCGCCGACTTCATCGGTTTCTTTCAATAGTCAAAAAATTACCAGTCTTGCAGACCCAACCGACCCACAAGATGCTGCAACAAAAGCATATGTAGATGCGGCTCGCTCTGGTCTGGATGTAAAGCAGTCTGTTCGTGTTGCAACAACTGAAGAAATTACTCTTTCTGGAACACAGACAATCGACGGTGTTTCTGTAATCGTAGGAAACCGCGTACTTGTAAAGAATCAAGGAACAGCCTCAGAAAATGGTATTTGGGTTGTCAACTCAAGCACATGGTCTCGTGCATCAGACGCTGACTCTGATGCAGAAGTAACTGCTGGCCTTTTTACTTTTGTTGAACAAGGAACTGTCAACGGTGACGCAGGGTGGGTTCTTACAACAAACAACCCAATTACTGTTGGAACAACTGGCCTGACATTCGCTCAATTCTCTGGAACTGGACAAATCACTGCTGGTGCTGGTCTTACAAAAGATGGAAATACTCTCAATGTTGTTGGCACGGCAGACCGCATTACTGCTAATTCCGACAGTATTGATATTGCTTCTACCTATGTAGGTCAGAATACGATAACGACTCTTGGAACAGTCACGACTGGTACATGGAATGCCTCAACTATTGGCGTCGGATATGGCGGAACTGGCGTCACATCTTTTACATCCAATGGAATTGTTTACGGAAATGGCGGAAGCGCACTTCAGGTAACTGGCGCTGGAACCCAGTATCAAGTTCTTCAGGCTGGTTCTGGAGGAACGCCAACATTTGGCGCTCTTAACCTCGCACAGTCTGCTGCTGTTACTGGAGCATTGCCAGTAGCAAATGGCGGTACTGGTTCAACTACTGCCTCTGCTGCCCGTTCTGCACTGGCAGTGCCTACAAAGTACAAGGCAACTGTTCCATCTGGTTCAACAACTGCTGTTATCACGCATAACCTAGATACAACAGATGTAATTGTTCAGATATATGAAGTTTCATCTGGAGACACAGTTTTCTGCGATGTAACACGCTATGACGCAAACACTGTAAACCTTATTTTCTCTACCGCACCAACAAGCGGTCAATACAAGGTTGTCATTGTCGGCGTAGAGTAATATAAAAGCCTGCGGGCTTATTAGAAAGGTTGGCTGAGGCCATGCCAAAATTTAGAGAGCGTCTTCGTTTAGACAAACTTGGTTCAGCGGCTTCTACTGCTGTAGATATTGTCGTAGATGGTGATTCAGAGGCGCGTCTAAAAATTGATGCTGGCGGAAAAATTACATGGGGTGCAGGAAATTCTGCTGGCGATGTAACCCTGTATCGAGATAGTGCAAATAATCTCAAAACAGACGACACATTCAACGCACCAGCAATTTTTATTGACGGTATCGAAATTGATACAACTGGTGCCACAAGCGGACAGATTCTCCGCTTTGAAGGAACAAAGTTCGCTCCATATACAGGAGATGCAGGCCCAACAGGAGCAACAGGTCCGACTGGACCTACGGGAGCAACAGGACCATCTGGTGCAGATGGATATGTTGGTTCTGATGGCGCTACAGGCGCAACAGGACCGACTGGAGCAACTGGTCCTACAGGCGCAAC